AGGAAGTGGAAAACGACAAGCTGGAATGGACCCCCGTTGTAGAGCCATTCATCAAGTGTAGCAGCTTCCCAAATTGGGTAGAAGTGTAGTCCGATGGCATTGCTGCTCGGAACGACGGCTCCCGATATGATGTTGTTTCCATAGAGGAGGGAGCCTGCAACTGGTTCTCGAATTCCATCGATGTCTACAGGAGGTGCTGCCACGAAGGCAGTTACAAAACAAATAGCAGCGGCTAGCAGAGTTGGAATCATAAGGATACCAAACCAGCCTACATAAAGACGGTTGTTAGTGGACGTCACCCACTGGCAGAAATCATCCCAAGAGGAAGACTGCCTTTGTGCGATAGTAGCGGTCATTTAAAAGTGCGGGTACATTTACAGTCTTATGTATTTGAGCACTTTATAAAGCCCGCCCAAGGCTCACATCCAGTGGCGGGCAGTATTGATCAGAACTTATAGGTAGCACCAATCTTGGTACCATAGCCGTTGTCATCATTACCAGTGATGAACGACAGCTCGCCATAGGCACTCAGGTTCTCAGTCAAAGCGACAGAACCATTTACCTTACCGCTGAGTTCAACCTCAGCTTCACCACCATCCGGTGCAACAATGGTAGGACCACCTTGAATACTCCAGCCATTACCTTCGTATCCAATATGGTTGTCGATGGAAGTACCACCGTACTTAGAGCCAGCCCAACCGGAGTTGGACTCGACGTTCACGTAGGGACCAGCAATAGCAGCACCGTGTGCCATGCCGAGGAGGAGACCGGAAGCGATAATAGATTTCATGATTAGTTAATTAAGCTTTTTTAGATTTAGGTTTTTTAGCAGTTTTAGCAGCACGTTTAAAGTTTGCTGCAGTGGGAGCACCAGGGCTACCAGGCTTCCGCATTTTTTCACCGGAGCCTTTTTTGATTCTCATGCGTTTAGCATGGATGTTAGCGTAGAGACCACTTTTAGCCATTAGGATTTACCACATTTCCATTTACGTAGAGCAAGAGCCTTACGGGTGGGGCGACCTTTGCTATCTTTCATTGGTCCTTTGACGCCAGACATTCTAGCACAAAAGGATTTCTTTCGTTTGCCTCCACCAGGTTGTGGAGCCTTCAGGTTAGAGCCAGTTTCTCTGTTGTATTTAGCGCGACCAGCAGCAGTCAAGCCACCGGACCGTGATTTGTGTTTACCGATCTTTAGGCTGACTGATGGTTTGCTCATTTTTTCTTAGGGGGACGACCCTTCTTAGTGCCGTATGTTCCTTTACCTTGTGGCATTACCATACTCCGGGGATAATTTGACCAGTGATTGCGTAAGCACCAAGAGCCGCCATGACGCCAAGCATAGCAAGACGGCCATTAAGCTTCTCAGCCTTTTCATTGTGGGACACGGTGTACTTTTCGTCGAATGTCATAGGTGGTTCAATTGCGTAGAGGTTAAGACGACCTCGGTCTTCAGTTACAGCAGTCATCAGAATTCAACATCAGAGTTTTCAAGACGGCGCATCAGATCCTGACGGTAAGCCGGATCACGATCATAGCGAGGATCACTCATCGCTGCGACCAGTTCGGCTTGACTCCTGAAAGAGTCGTCAGTGTTCTCTGCACCACGTCCAGTAAGCAGCTGACCATCTGATCCTACTGCATCATTATAACGAGCTTGCAGTGCCTGGACAGCAAAGAAGATAGCGTTGGGGTTACCAGACTCCATCACACCATCATACATCTCGACCTCTTCTTTGGAGAAGTTGTCGCCTGCCCAGTTTAGCATGGACTTGTAGGCTTTATCACCGCCCACCATGTCCATCAGCTCTTGTGCTTGAGCCTCGGAAAGAGTTTCGACATCTGCCTCAGAGTCGGATGAAGTTTCCTCTTCCTCTGCTGATGTTGTTGACTGGCTTTCGTCTTCGGTGCTTTGTACTTCATCACGTGGTTCTCCCAGTTTCTTTTGAAGTTCAACATATGCTTGCTCAAGTGCTTGCGTGTCTTTAAATTTACCTGCAAGCAGCGATTGCTCTCCACCCTCAAGAGACTCAGCAACCGCCAGGGAGTCTTGCTCGTCTGAGTTAAGTACCTCAGAGTTCGCAGGTGTTTCATTCATTGTAAATACTTCAGCCATATATTATTGGGGTGGGATAGGGGCTTGTTCTTGCTGCATCATTTGCATAGCAGCTTGTTCACGTTTCTGTTCAACAGCTGCCATCTGTGGTGCTTGCTGTTGCATCATCATAGCTTCCTGCTGCTGCATAGCTTGCTGTTGTTCAGCTTGCTGCTCTTCCATACTCTTCACAAGGTTGAGTACATCGATACCAGATGCAGCGGCGAGGCGTTTGATGACCTCATCAGTGTTAACAAATTGACCAATGGCCTGCGGTCCAACAGTTTGAGCGATGACAGTAAGGAACTGTGCAAGGCTTTCACGGTCTTGACCACGACCCAAAGCATTGATACCAGCGACAATTGTAGGTCGGATGATACCACCTTTAGGTAGCCGAGGGATCTCACCAGTCTTTTGTGCAACGTTGAGTTTACGGTTGAGGTAAGGGATCAAAAACTCAACAGTCAGCAGGGAGAAGAGTCCTCCAAGCTGCTGCTCAAGTTCAAGCTGTGTCATACGGACTTCCTCTGCCGTCGTGCGCTCACTGTCCCTCACGTTGAGGATCAGGAATGCTTCGTTCAGACGTTGGGTCAGTGACCCGATCATCTGATAGGCAGTCTGGAAGTCAGCTGTCTTGCCAACCTGTACAACACCGATGTCATCAGGACGTCCCTGGATGATAGCACCATTACCTGCCTTGGCAAGGGTTTGGGGCTTGGTGGTACTGCTCGGTGCGACAGTAAACACTACCTTAGCAGCTGCAGCGGAGCCTTCGACGATGGCTTGTGACAGAGCTTCAAGTGACTTGAGGTCACCCAGGAACTCCTCCACTCTACCACGTCCATAGACCTCGCCGTCAACATGGTTGAAGCGTAGCACGAGCCAGGGGTTAGCGTCAATAGGTGCCTTGCCCTGGGACTTGGGTAGGATCTGATCAAACATCTCCTGATGCCACACCCAACGGTTGTTGTCACGAGTGACGTGCGTGTAAATAATACATTCATCATCTGGCATGGTAGTATCGTCTACCACACCAGGTTTCATGAGATCTGGGTAAAAATTTTTTACCAGTTTTTTCGAGACTGTTTCTTTTGTTACGATCTCAATAACATTACCGTTACCATCTCTGTCTACCACATAACGGTTGAGAGGATAGAGCTTGAGCCCATCCTTACTCATGAAGACAAGAGCATTACCAGCTACCACCAGGTGCTTGAGTGCTTGGTGAACGACAACACGATCACCAGACTCAGCAATAGAATCCATGATGGTACGCTCAATCTTTGCCATTGACAAGTCAAGTTCAGAACGAATCTCTGGACCTAGCTCTTGAGGAAGATTGATGTCATTTACCTGCAGCTTGAAGAAGCTAGTTTGTGGAGGTAGCAATGCAAGCATAAGTTTACTTGCAAGCGTCACCACACCTTTGGCTCCAGTTGATTGCCATGGTTGTGGCAACCTCAAGCTTGTTTTAGCGGTAAGTTCATCTTCCCGAATAAGATAAGGGAGAGTTAGATCTGCTGCTTGTCTGGCAGAGTTGAGGAACTGTGAACGGCGTGAAGACAGTCTGTCATAGCGTTGCTTAGCTGTCATTAGACGTTAACCATTCCAGATGAAATTGAACTTAGACCTGTATAAGGTGTTCCAGTTGTTCCACCACCAAACTGTTTAGCCCGGCGACGGAACTGTTGAGTACCAGCAGTAGTACGAGGAGTGCTACCAGCAGGTTGGATTTGAAGAGAGCCGCGTTGACCAGCTCTTGCAAGGTTAGCACGATCTGTTCGCAATGCGATTCGTGCTTCCTCTTGGGCTTGCCTCTTTGCCTCAGCTTCTTTAATAAGCATGTCTGAGTATTCTTGAGAGAGTTTACTTACAGCACTCTTCTCCTCTTGAACAATCTTCAGCTGCTTAGCAATGTCAGCCTGTTGAGCCTTGAAGATCTCTTCCTGACTTGCCTTAAATGCAGCGTTTGCTTTTTCAGCATCTGCAACAGCATTTGCCCGTGCCTGTTCAGGGCTGACGTAATAAGGGTTAGCTACATCTATATAATTATATGTATTAGAACCAGATCTAGGGCTTCCACGACGAGTTCCTCGTATTTTTAATGTTTTAGTGTAAGGGTTAGCCCTGCCTTCTGCGTCAATTTCATCCGCCCGCAAGCGTTTAGCAAATTCTTCTGCACTGATAGTCATCAGTTATCCTCCATATATTTGATGACCCACTCAACGACACTACGCTGACCGGATCGGTACATAATTTTTTCCATTGTATCATCAGGTGTAGGGTTAGTGGGTGGAAAGGATTCTTCTAATGCATGAATAAGTCCTCGGGAGTTCATCCCAAGAACCTCAAGCATATTGGGGGAGGTTGACATTACTATGCTCGAAAAAGGCAGGCATTCTACCGGATTTAGTTTCGGAAAGCTGAGGTGCTTTACCCTCATACATTAGCCGATCGCTAGAATCAAGCCAAAATTTTTTGTCCAGATATTTGTCCACGGTATTTGTACCTAGTGGTTGCATTACCCAATTGATAGTTGCCTTCCTGAGCTTATCAAGAGAAGGACTGATGTTATACCCCAGCTCAGTATGAACCAGACTATTGGTAGCCACATGAATTTGTTCATCTCTGGAAATATCAGCGGAAACCGTTCTCATCCCAGCGTCACCATTAAAGCGGAAGAATGGTAGAAGAACGAAGAAAATCGCACGCTCAGCGACCATGGCTTTCGTAATCGTGTGATCTGGATGTGCCTCCCAAGCGGTCCTAAGCCGGAGCGCTTCCTTTTCAGCTTGCGGATCAACACCGTAAGCATTGGCGATGTAACCAAGTGCGATGTCATGGTTTTCTTCATCTTTAACGTTGGATTCCAGTATTTCACGGGCCAACGTTGGTACTTCACTATTGAGGGCATGTGTAATAAAATCTCCCACAGGCAGTTCCATATGTCGCAATGCAAGAGCACGGTGGATTGCCTCCTCCGCGCCCGCTTTGCATGTACCAGCAGCTGTCTGCACTGGTGTCCATTTGCGCTTCCGCGCCATCATTTTTTCGTAAGGGTTCATTCTGCACAATCACATTGAGGTTCAGGGGTGTCCTCAAGTAGGCTGTTCAGATAGTCATTAACGTCTTCCTCTTCGAGAGCAGCATACGCACTTGACTTATCCTGAACGTCGCCCATAACTTGGAGACTATAATAAAGAGAAGTCTGGGGCGATTCAAGCCACTCCTGGATAAAGTCCTCATCATACGTGATCATATCAGACCACGAGTTGAAGCTGTAACCATGTAGAAGTCCAGTCTTGTTAAGTAGAGTCATGATGCCATCGGCAACACGTTTGTAGGCTTCCCAGCCCACCTTAGAGGCGATCTCTACGTCACCATAGTTGTATGTTTGTACTCCGAAAGTACCTGAGTCGCGATCAACTGTCTGCGAGATAGGCGGAGCGATTTCTGGAGTGCAAGTATAGCCATCCAGATCTGTGCTTCGATAACTGCAGGAGGCAGTGGGCGCAATAGCAAAGGCTCGAACCATTTCATTGTCGCGAGCAATGCTGGCTGCAGACTCAATGCCAGCGTTAATTTGGGTGACAAGTTCATAGGCTGCAGACCGTACTGATTCTCCTTTGTTGAATTGTTCCAACGCACGTCCAAATTGGTCATACGTCACTCCGTATCGACGAAGTAGGTTAGCGAGTCCGAGGATACCGAGTCCCACTTGTCGGTCAGTTTCGCTTGGGAGATACTCTCCGCTCTCCCCAACACCTGTCTTACCATGGAGTTCGCACAGTTGGGACATACCTTCAGTGAAAGCGCGAGGAATGTCGTCGAATTCACAGGCACCGAGATTGACATGTTGGAGTAGACAGGTACCTCGTGAGGGCAGGTAAACTTCAAGGCAGACGTTGCCTCGGATCCGCTTTCCTTCATTGTCGTATTTTACTTTGTTTAGCCAAATGTCTCCCGATTTGATACCGTAGAGGAGTTCTTCCTTAAACGTACACCCCTGCCACCACTCATCGGTGATGTTGATGCATCGTTTAACCCACGGTAGTTCGGATCGAGAAGTAGTAATAAATTCAAGAGCATCAGGGTGGCTAAGGTCGAGATGACACACCACAGCTCCGTTCTTGTAGACCCCGCCACGTCGAAGGATCTCATTTAGTGTTGAGTAGATTTTGGCAAAGGATACCGGTCCAGATGCAACCAGGCCTTTGTCATTTTCTGTTCCTTTGGGTCGCAGTTTCGACAGGTGTACCGCGCAGCCTGCTCCATATCGTAGAGCGTGTGATACAAATTTCCAGGATGCTTCAATGCCATTGTCTCCGGTAATTGAGTCCTCAACGACGAACACGGTGCACGAAACCGGTAGGCGGGACGTTGGGTCATCGATCCAAGATTGGACACGTCCCGTGCGAGAGATATAAGATGCGGTCATGGGTTGATAAGGTCGTTCAAAATAGGTGGCTGGTAGTTCGGTCCTTTCAAGACCTTGCCGTCAGCACGGCGGATGGGTGTACCGTCTAATCCTAGCTTAGACATGTTACTTCTGTGGACGCGATCTAGAGCCTCTTCTAGATCCCACTCCATGTTTTCAGCATACTGAAAGCAAACATACACAAGGTCTGCAAGTTCTTTCAGTTCGTTTTCGTAGGGTTCGTTATGAAATGCAGAGCGGAACTCCTGGTATTCTTCATCGATCAAACCCAGTTGCATAGTCCGGTTGTCCGTGTTGTTCTGGATCCCATACGCTGAACGGAATTGAATTGCTTGATCGCTCAGACTGTTCGACTTGCAGTGTTGTGTGGTAGAGTTCATTTTCAAGGTAGTGGATAGCCTTTTTAAGGTCTTTCTCTTTCGATTCAGAAGATTTGTAACCGGCTCTGCAAATATATTTAATAGCATTGCCGAGATGATAATTAAGTTGTTGGTCTCGGATAAAGTCCCAGACCTCTATGGCTCCTCGTGTGTAGTGGGCGGGTGAATCGGCCATTTTTTGACTAGATTGCTGACGGTATTGGATAGAACAAAGTTTTGTTTTTGCAGTGCAAGGAAGACAGTAATGATGTCATCCTTACCTGCTTCAGGTAGAAGGTCATTTAGCCTTCTCATCTTTAGATCCTGCTCCATCGTCAACTCTGTAATCGGCGGCGGGGGACCAAAGAATGGGCTGTTGCTTGTCGAAGTCATAGTCAGATGCTGTGAGGATCTTTGCGAGTCTTGCATTTTCAAGTGCGACATCTTCGGAAAGATCTTTGTCAGCAAACGCTTCGACAACAGTCTTCCAAGAATAACCCTTATCTTCAAATAGAGCGATGGCTCGTTTAACACCAATACCAGGTACGCCACTGTAGCCATCGGTTTGGTCTCCGGCTAGCGTCTGGACCAGGTGCCACTTCTCTCCCTCTGCCTTTTCCACATTCATCATTTCTGACATGTCAAAGAGGCGACCGGGGATCTGTCGCATGTCAGAAATGATGAA